ACTTGCAGACTGTTACGTTGGCCAATTGGTCAGTGACGCTGTAGCCGCAACCGGAACAATCGCGAAGATTTTAATCGCGCCTGGTTTCGCTAAATAAGGGAGGGTTGAACAATGTCATTCGCAAATCAAATCCATACTGACCTGTTACTCAGTCGAGTTTCCATTAAGTATAGAAATACAAATTTCATTGCTATGGAAGTCTTTCCTGAAATGCCGGTTAAAAAAGATTCGGACTTGTATCGAATCTATGACCGTAATTTCCGACTACCAGAGACCATGCGAGCAAATAAGGGCGAGGCCCGGATGCATGACTTTGAAGTTTCAACAAGTCAGTACATTCTCGAGGAGCACGCATTGAAAGATGTTGTTACCGATAGGGATGTTGCCAACTATGATTTGGCGTCACTGCGAAGTGATACCACCGAAGAATTGACCGACAAAATTTTGTTGCGACTAGAAAAAAGTGTTGCGGATTTATTTACATCCACGGCTTGGAGTCAAAACGTTTCATTAGCTACTGCACAACAGTGGTCACTTGATACGACTACTTCAAATCCAATTCCGCAAATGGATACGGCTTGTACAACTGTTTTAGAAAACAGTGGTTTCGAACCTAACTATGGAATCTTGCCTCATAATGTAATGATTAAGGCAAAAAATCATAGTTCTGTTATTGACCGAATCAAGTACACAAATGTACTTGTAACCGAGTCAATGCTTGCTGGTCTTTTTGACCTTCCAAAACTTTTAGTTCCAAAGGCTGTTATTGATTCAGCCGCCGAGGGCATCACTGCCAACATCGGTCCAGTTTGGGGCGACAATGTTTTTGTTGGTTACAAGTCCATGGCGCCTAGCCCTTTAAAGCCTTCATGTGGTTATACTTTCAGGTCTAATAAGCCTCTAGTTAAGCGATGGAGAAAAGAAGAGTTAGCGGGTGAAATGATTGAGGTAGGTATGTGTTATCAGCCAAAGGTTGTTGCATCCCTAGCCGGTTATTTGATCAAAGATACTCTAGCCTAACAGCTAAGTATTTATTCATTATTTTGAGGCTCACTCTCATTGGGTGGGCCTTTTCAACATTTTAAGCGGAGGTAAACGCATGGCTAGTCGAACCGCAAGGGCCAATAATTCAGGTACAGCATTTGAAGCTGATACAAAAAACATCATTACTAGTGCAGACGATCTTGGAGAATTAACGCCAGAGCGTAGGGACCAGTATCTAAAGAGAATCAAAAAACAAGATAAAGCAGACGCTAAGAACTTTAAGAAAGTCAGCCATTACATAGTAATTGAGGGCAAGAAAGTATTGCGAAAATTAAAGAACGCGGCGGGTTCTGAATATACTTTTTATTGGTTTAATCTTAAGCGTGAAAAAAAACATGCTAGAACATTAAAAGAAACCGGACAGTTAGAATTTGGGGATTATGAAAGCGGTAAAACGCAAATGCTCAAACTCGAAACTATAGATGGAAGGCCGTTCAAGCTAAAGGGGTAACACATGCCAACATTTTGTACGACCACAAGTCTAAACACATTGATGGTAGACACTACCTTTGATTCATTGACTACTGCCTTAGCTAGTCAGTGTATAACACAAGCCGAGAATAAAATCAGAGAAAAAATGTCAGAGCGTTATGACACAAGTGCAGACGCTTGGCAGACCTCTACCAGCACACCCCCAATTGTGACTACCTGGTGCGAATGGTTATCTCAAGGCTACATGTATGAAGGCATGTCTCGTGGTGGTGAATCAGCTTTTACAAGGGCTGATAGATTCATTGATAAGGCCATGAATAATATGGACCACGTTTTAGACTACAAGGCTAATGTAGTAGACACGATTGGTTCGGCTATTCCTGACGCTTCCACAGCTTTTCAAGTTCTTTCTAACACAAAAGACTATCACGACACCTTTGCAGAGGATGACCCGCTTTCATGGTCTGTTGACTCTGATAAGTTAGATGATATTGCCACCAGTCGAGATAAGTAATGGCTGATGTATCGGCAACCTTTCAATCTAAGAAAGTTCAACGCTTCCTTAAGCAGTTACAAAAAAACAATAAGGATTTTGATAAACGTGAAAAGCATATTTGGGGAATAATTTCATCAATTGGTTTCGCTGACGTCATAGACCATTTTCAAAAAGAACGTGGTCCTGGTGGTAAGTGGAAAGCCTGGTCTCAAAGCTACAAAGATGCAATCAATGGAAAAGTAGCTTTTCGCAGAATAGGCGGCAGAACTGTGCCGCTTAAACCTGGTGGAAAGTTTAAGCTAGACCCACCCAGAAAGCCTGGTAAAAAATTACAAGACACTGGCCGATTGAGAAACTCACTTATGACAGTTAGAACAGCCGGTAGAGCTAAAAAGGGAATAATTCTATTTAACGCTGCCAAAGTAAAGGGTGGCTTTCCCTATGCAAAGGCCCATAATGAAGGCGATGGAAAACTTCCTCAACGTGAATATATGTGGCTCTCTTTAAAGGGCATGAATAAAATAGCTAAATTCTCGGCCAATTATATGGCTAATGGAGTGGAAGCTTTAAAGGGGGGTAAGTAATGGCTGTTACATTTTCATGGCGCTCTGATACATCAACAGGCGATGCGCGATTTGGATACAATACAACTCCATATGTAAGTCCAGAAATGACTTATGTAAGCATGACGTCAGCTTTGGGTGGAAATGCTTTTACTTGTGACAACACAGGTGGGTGTTTATCATTTTCAGGTGTAAATAATTTCGGTTCTGGTGCTGCAAGCGGTGGCGCGTTTTCTATTAATTGTAGATTTGCACCGACCTATACGCCAAACGGTGCAAATTTTGAATCGGCTCTTTTTGGTTTCGGCGTGGGTCCTGGTCAATCAAGTAGTCTAGTATTTTATCTCAGAAACACATACTTACTTTTTATGAGGGCTTACTACAATGGCAGTTCTATTGCTGGAAATTATGCCACGGCTTTTACCACTACGGGGCTTAATATATTTCAAGATTTGACTATAGTAGGGCACTTAGATGATTCGGCTGGTTCAATAGTCACTTATATTGATGGTTCCATATTTCATTCAGGTGTTGGCGAAATAAACCTCTTTCCAGGGTTTGACGGTAATACGATAAAGGCCCTAACCCTTGGCCTTGCTGGTGTTAGAAAAACAGAATATTCATTTAATGAATTTACAATTTGGGATGAAATAATTGACCCAACAAGTATAAATTTAGTGGATCCCACAAGCGGCGTCACATCAACCGGCCAGACTTTAAACGGGCCTAGTAGAACGGGGTGGGTTGATGTTGGCGAATTTCATGGTGGTGTTTCCAGTGACCCAGGTATTGGGAATGTATCTAGTGGAATTACCTATACTATTGACGGGGCCTCACTGACTGGTACTAAATCGGTTACAACTTCAGTAGACCCAGGTATTGCAAATGTTCGTCTTGCTACTGGTTATACGATTGAGGACGCTTCGCTAACTGGCACACTACAAACCCCAACGGCTGTAGATGGAACATCAAGCACCATAAATATTCCAAACATAAAAGAGCAAATCAGATTTGCCCTAGATACAAATAATACCACCACATCTAGTGTACTAGACCTTTCGGCCTCAATGTCTAAAAGAGTTCAAAAAGTATTGACTTTGAACCCTGAAAACATACGCCCTCAAGCATCACTATTTCCAGCCGTTTGTATTTACACAGATTCTAAGACTGTTACCCCTGTGACTATGGCCAAGGACCAGATCAACGGTAAAAGAGTGGGTAAAATCAAGATTCAATTAGTTGGCATGGTATGGAATGATAATTTCGCTTCAAACGTATTCAATGACCCGGCGGACGATGACATTGAGCGATTGATGGAGAATACCGAGAAAGTTCTAAGGCACTACCATGATCTAGACAGTGTAGTAAAATGGCAAATACCAACGGACGTGACTTACCACAGTGCAAGCTTTGACGAACAGACGCATTTTCGTGTAGCATTTCTAGACATGGAAATAACCGTCTTTTACTAGGGGTGTAAATGTCACTTGAAAATTCTGAAGTAGTTGCCCAATCCAAAAACGCGTACAAACAACATAAAGAGCTATGGCGAAAGAATGCAAAAAAGCATTCCAAATTTGCCCCATTTAGACCTATTGCTGATTTTATCAACATCGGGGTAGGTCGCCAAATCTTGCTTGTAGCTAATGGGTATAGCTTTGAGGAGAATATCGAGCAAGTAAAGGAAGCTGCAAAGCACATGGATATTATGTGCTGTGATAAGACTTTGGGCCATTTACTAGACCATGGGATAAAGCCTACCTACTGCGTGGTAGCAGACGCCAAAGTGAATTATGAGAAATACCTAAAGCCTTGGCTTGATAAGATAGGCGACACCATTCTATTTTTCAATGTGTGTGCAAATCCAAAGTGGACCCATGAGGCAGAATGGAAATCTGTATACTTTTTTGTCAACCATGATTCAATTCAGAGTGAGGTTGAATTTATGGAAATATCCGGTTGTCAGAACAAAATACCGGCGGCTACTAATGTTTCAAATGCTATGGTGGTGTTTCTCACTCAATCAAATAACAAGGGCGCCCAAAATTTCTTTGGATATGATAAGTATTTGCTCATTGGGTATGATTATTCTTGGCGCGAAAAAGGGTCATACTACGCATTTAATAAGACTGGGAATGGAAAGACTTTTTACATGCGGCACGTTTATGCCACAGATTTAGCTGGTGACACCTGTTTTACTTCAAATAACCTTCATTTTTCGTCGCGCTGGCTACATAAGTACATTATGAACTATGGCTTGCCGGTGGTTCAATGTGCAAAGAACACCTTACTAGGTCTCAAGTACTGTAAGCCTCTAGATGAACAATACAGCTATGCCTCAAATCCTAATGATGCTATTCTTGTCAAGGAATTGATTAGTCAGAGGCAGAATCTCAGTAATCAAATGTACAATGTAGATTTAGGCCTTAAAAACATAAGTAAAGATCACAGAAAGCAATTTATTGCTTCAATGTAGGGGGAAATAATGGCAGTTGGACAAGGGGCAATCATTAACGCGCTTTCATACCTAGCACTAGGTCGTGAATCTACATTTAAAACCTATGACACAGCCACAGCCGGTCTTGATTTTATGTCAGCTTCCTTTAAGACCATGCGCGAGGATAAAGTCCTAGAGCAAATTGAGACCTCTAGAACCTATTCACAATCAATCAAAATGATGAAAAAAATAGAGGGTGAGTTTGAATACTACCCAACGGTGGCCCAAACAGCGGTGGCCTACATTCTACAAAATGGTTTCGGTGGAACTGTTACCAGTGCAACGGCTACGGGCGAAACTGCCGGTGGTCTTGCTTTTACCCACACTTTTAGTATTGGAAATTTTGATAATTCTTATACTTCGCTCTGTGTGAATCATCGCAAAGGTGGATCCTCCACAGCCTACACATATCAGTACAACGGTATTCGAGTGAATGAACTAGGCTTTAGTGCAGAAATTGACGATGCCTTAAAGGGCACAGTGGGCCTTTCCATAGTTGATTCCACTCAATCGGCTAATGATGTTTCAGCAGCTATTGGGCACCAGGCACAAGACGGGCCTTTAAGCTTTGTAAACGGTAGAATTTCTGTATCAGATAGTCTAGGCTCTTTGAGTTCCGGCGCTTACTGGCATGTACAAAGTTTTGAATTTGGAATCGCAAATAGTATTAAGGCTGACGCTGGGTCCGGTCGTATCGGTTCGGCTGTTCTAGATGTGCTACCCCCTGGAATTGCCACCTTTAATTTTACCGTTAATATGCGATTTGATACGCTTACCGCATACGATGGAATGCTTAACAATACACGATTTGCGGCTGAGTTCGAATTTACTGGCAACACCATAGGCACATCAGTAATCAATGAAGCTATCAAGTTTCAAATGCCTAATCTAAAAATCAGTGCAGCGGGTGACCCAGAAGTGGGTGGACCTGACGAATTTCTAACTTCAGAGGTTACATTCACAGTTCTGCGAGATAACAGTTCTGCGAGTGGGTACGCGGTTCAAGCCCTTTTAACAAATGCGATTGCGAGTTACTAAATGTTAGGATGGTTTAAGAAAAAAACCCTTAAGACACACTTAAGGGAAAGCCAAGAATTAAAAATCAAGGGTGTGCTTTTCACTATCAGGAAAGTAAACCCTATAGATTTTTTGGACGGGTCCAAAGTTCTACTGAATGAGTACCAGCTTTATGAAGTAGGAAAGAAATCAATTGAGGGTGATACCGTAGCTCTTAATAACCAAATGAAAAAAATGAAAAAGCATTTTACAGACGTTTTCATGTGTGGCGTGGTAAGTCCCAAACTAACTAGAAAACTAGATAAAGAGCCTGAAAAGATAGGGGTTGAGGAACTCTTTATTGACTGGGATTTGGCCAACACATTGTATGAAGCTATTATGCAATTCTCTTATGGAAAAAAAAAAGGCTTCCTAGGAATTTGGCGCGAAAGCACGTAGTAGATTTAGACTTGATATGTAAAAGATATGGGCACTTGCCCTCTGAAGTATCAAAATTAAGTCTAGCAGATTTTCAATTCAATCTACTTGTAGCCAGTATTGGGTATGAGGATGAATCGAAAGTAATCAAGAAAGGGTCCAAATAATGGCTAAAGCAGAGGCGACCCTAGTACTCAAAGTAAAAAATTTAGGTGGTAGTGCTGTAAAAGGCTTTAATAAATTACTAGGTAAAATAGTAATTACCGCTGGCGATGTTGTTAATGCATTTAAAGCCATAGCTAGAGCCATTCCTGAATTTGCTCGGTTAGGTTCTGAATTTACTAGTGTAAAACAAGCGTTTTCTAGTTTAGCCCAAAGCCAAGGACAAGACGCCAAAGCCATGCTTGATAATATGAAAGAATTATCGGCTGGAACTGTTAGCGATATGGAGCTAATGAAACAAGCAAATAATGCATTATTGCTTGGCTTACCTGTAGATAAATTTGGCGACATGTTAAGTATTGCTCGGTCATCAGCCAAAGCAACAGGTCAATCAATGGAGTTTATGCTCAATAGTATTGTGGTGGGTCTCGGTCGTGGCTCAAAGTTAATGCTAGATAATCTTGGTATTATAATAAAAACAGAAGATGCGTACAAGAATTTTGCCGCTGCCGCTGGAACCACAGCCGACAAACTAACCGAAGCTCAAAAAAAGCAAGCTTTCATTAATGAAGCACTAAGAATCGGTAAGGCTAACGCCGATAAGATGGGTAAGTCTACCCTTACCCTAGCCGACCGTATGGATAAGCTAAAAGCCGGTATTCAAAATACAGCGGCGGGTCTATCTCAAGACATGGCACCGGCCTTTAATGTAATTATCAGTGCCGCCGAAACATTTTTTAGCTCTTTTAGCAAATTTATAAGTTCTAGCGAAGGTCAGGTATTTTTCACAAACCTAGCTCTTTTTGTTACAAATTTAGCCTCTGGTATTGTTTTACTTGCTAGGAATATTTCAGTTGGTTTAGTCGGTGCATTTCAATCTGTAGCTGCCGCAGCTACATTAAATTTTTCTAAAGCAAAACAAATTGCAACCGAAACACTAGGTAGTATTTCACAAGCAAATGAAGCGGCAGATGCAGCATCAAAGGCTAGAGCCGAACAGTCAGTAAAGGATTTAGCTGCACTTGAGCAAAGAAAATTAGATGGTTTTAAGGCTAAGTTACAACAAAAACAAGAGGCACAAGACGAAGCACTTGAAAATGAAAAATTAAAAAGTGATGAATTTTTTGCCATTAAGAATGAAGAGGAACTATTAAGGGAAGCCACTCATGCAGCATTGTTAGGTGATCAAGCATTACAGGCAAAAATAAAAAAACTAAATCAAGATATCAAAGCCGAAACCAATTACTTAAAAAGACTAGAATTAGTACGTAAAAAACAAGAAATCATAGAAAAAAAATCCGAGGCAATTAGAACGGCTGAAATTGGCAAGCTGCAAAAATTTAAAGAGTTTATAAATTCAGAAGAGATTAAAAGCAAAGAACAGACATTTAACAAAATATCTTCTTTAGCATCTTCAAATAATAAAGCCTTAGCCGCAATAGGCAAGGCCGCCGCTATAGCTTCAATCATAGTAAGCACAGCGCGTGGGGTAGGCCAAGCATTGGGGGCATTTCCCCCGCCTTTTAGTTTTGCCATGGCTGGGCTTGTGGGTGTTGCTGGTGCTGCACAGATTGCCAAAGTAGCGGGTGTACAACTTGCCGAGGGTGGAATTGATTCCATTACCTAAAGGCTTTGATGCCAATGAGGGCCTAGGCGGTGGTGGTATTACTATTATTGTAAACGGTGGCTTACTAGGGGATGAATCAAGCGCTAGAGAATTGGCTATTGCTCTAGATAGTGAACTATTAAAGCTTAGGCAAGATAATGAATCAGAATCATTCGATGAGGATATTATTTAATGGAATTTGCCAAAAAGAACTTTATAAATACGACCACGGCAATTGTAGTGGAATCAAATACTGTGGCGGCTGAATACATTATGCGCCGAGACCTTACTTTTCAGTATGCCAGTTCCGGGTACAACAGTGATTTAACCACTACCACAATGACAATTAATTTCGCTGCAACACAATCGGTTAGTCGAATTGCCCTTATGGGTATAAACCTCCAAGATTTTACAGTGTACTATGATGGAGTAACTGCAAGCACATTTGATATCACATCCACATCTAGCACCAATAGTTCTGACTGGTTCACAAACTCAGAAACGTCAATGTATTTACAATGCACAGCCGTTGATTGCACTTCTGTATCAATCCAAATGAATCAAACTATTGTGGCCGATTCAGAAAAAGCAATTGGCTATCTACTGCTTTCAGACACACATCTAGTATTTGATAGATTGCCCTCAGCCGATAATTATAGGCCGTTAATTAAACCTAAAGAAACGATTCAACGATTGAGTGATGGTGGCACAAGAATCAATCGAATAGATGAAAAATTTCAAGCTAAAATCAAGTATGAAAACATAAGCACATCATTTAGAAATTCATTAAGAACTGTTTACGATCTAGCCACTGACGTTATATTTACAGCTTTTCCAACAACAAGTTCGTGGGATGAAATGTGTTATCCGGTGGTGTGGCATGGTACATTTAACTTTTATGAGTATTCTGGCAACAACCCAGAGGCCGGTTTTGATGGTAGCATTAAGATAAGTCAGGCGCCCGAATGAGTAGTTTAGTTGGGGAAATTGCAAAGAATAAAAACAGAATCTTTAGGCGGCTATATGTAAAGCGGCGCCTTGCTAGTACAGGTTTATTTGAAACCGACTGGCAAGATATTACTAAAGACGTAAAACGTTGGGGTTCAATCACTCAAAAACTAGATGCAGCTAGGCAGAATAGACTTAGATTTTCAAGGGCAAGTATTACTGTAGCTAATGATGAGGGCAAGTATAATCCAGCCGCTAACGAGTCATCGCTTTGGTTCGGCTATGCTTCACAACAAAGGTCTTTAATGAAAATTGAGGCCGGGTACGTGCATGATACATTGGGCGCAGATGGTATTTGGGTAAAGACTGAGTTTCCCACAGCGAGTTCAACTGTGTTTACAGGCATTCTACAGGGCGACTTTCCTATAACAAACAAAGATGACATAACGCTAAAGATATCACCCCTCACACAAATATTTCGGGACTTTCCATCTAGGGCTTTAGATGACTACACATCTACAGGAATGACGGCTAGTGATTTTGTGGAAATGGTAAGGGATGCCACGTCAGGTGGAAATTATATTTTTCGACCTTTCTTTGGTGACACTACCACGAACTGGGATATTCAAACCACAACGGTAAACTACATTGACCTATCAACTCAAACGGCAACAGATATTAGAACCTCAAATGTATGGGGTGTAATGGAAAAGCTTGCCGAGGCTGAAAATTATCTCTTATTTGTTACCCCCGATGGTGTATTGAAATTTAGAGACAAGGCAGACATTACCACAGCTACGTCATACGAGTTTCATGGTATTGGCTCTTACAATCGGACCTATGGCCACAATATAATGGCAATTCAACAGTTTGGATTTAGACAAACAAAGTACTATGGTCGTGTTGAGCTTAAATGGCGACAAGAAAATACAGAGACTTCATACATTTTCAAAGAGGCTGATTTTACTATCTCGGCTGACAACTCACCTTGGAATTTAGGCTTTAGAACTTTCAAGATGGAAAACTTGTGGCTTGCCTCAACTGCCACAGCACAAAGTGTGGCTGATACTGTGTTCAATGAGATATCGGCCGAAAAGGATGAAATTAGATATACAGCTTCGTTCATTCCTCATTTAACATTGACTGATAGAGTATCACTTACATATAATTCAAACCCGGATAGCTTAGGTTCTTTGTGGGATTCAAACGACTGGGCGGATTCATCAGGGGCCTTGGCTCTTGCTACCGATTTAATATGGGATGAATTTCAAACATCGGCCATTAATTTACAAGACACAGAATATAAGCCATTACAAATCACATTAAATCTAGATAGGCTTACAACTATAATCACGGCCAAGGAGGTCTAGAAATGGCAAATACAGTTACAGCGTTTTACACTTTCAGTTCTGGATCTAAGGCTCAATCGGCACAAGTCAATAATAACTTTGATGTGTTTAGAGGTGATATGATTCCGGTTAATTCAGACACTCAAACCGCTTCCGATTTAACACATGATCTAGGGCATACAGGTCATAGGTGGAAGGATGGATATTTTGAGAGAATAATTTTAGCTGGTGACACATCAGCGGGGACTAGTATAGGAACAACGTCTACCGGAAACATTTCCTTTACAGTAGGTAATAGTGTTGCAAGCATAATTCCAGTGGGTGGAATAGCTCAACTAAGTCCGAATCGTTTAGATATTGGAACTGTATCGGCGGCATGGGGTGGTGTTGCATTTTCTGCAAATAATACCATAAGTGCAAATATGGGCGGTGGCACTTATCGAGACATTGTTAATTCCACATTGACTTTAACTACAGTTGGTAGACCTGTGATATATACTTGTGTTGGAAATGTTGATGGAGCGTTTCCAACAACGGGCGGCGGGTCTTTTTCTGAAATTAATTTGACATCAACCATTTATAGATTTTTTCTTTTAAGAAATGATTCAGCCGTATCTAGTTGCCAATTCTTAATGAATAGTACGTCATCTTTTCCAGTCAATTCAATGCAGTTTGTTGACGTTAATGCCCCCGCTGGAACTCACAATTATAGTCTTCAAATGTTTGGCACAAATTCAAATACGGTATTGGTTGTTAATAGAGTAGGTTTTTTGTGCTACGAGGTTTAAGTCATACCTTGACAAAATATTTTACACATCCATAATTCACCCATGGATATTAAAACATTTATTTACAGACTAAAGTACAGATATGGAAAGCATCTACCATTAACAGTTCCGGTAGATGTTTCACTTGAACTATCAAGCATATGTAATATGGGCTGTTCATACTGTTATCATTCAAACCCTAAAGAGCTACCTTTCACTTTAGGTCACATGCCCCTTGAAATAGCTAAAAAGATAATCAGAGAGTCGGCGGCTATTGGGGTAAACTCCATTAAATTTAATTGGAAAGGTGAGGGTACACTACACCCGGACTACAGAAATATATTGACTATGGCCAAGGGCTTTGCGAGTGGGTCAACATTTATAGATCGGCTAGCAAATTCAAACTTTAAAATTTCACCTAAAAGGCGTGACGATATATTTGAGGGCCTAGCACAATTAACCAAGGTAAAAATAAGCTACGATTCATTTGATGAAAAAGTATTCCAGGCCCAAAGAACGGGCGGCATTCATTCACTCACCACAAAAAACATAGATCTATTCTACAACCACAAGGCCCGTATTAAATCAGAAACTAAAATGGTGATTCAGGCAGTTAGAACAAGTTTGAATGCGAATGAAGATATCAAAGGAATATGCAAGAAACGCTGGCCAGAGGCTCAAGTCTCCATTCGGGATATGGTAGCAGGTAGGGTAGATAATGATCTTGATAGTATGGAGTTAAAAGAAAGATCAATAGAGCGCCAGTCATGCCAGCAAGCACATGTGAGGCTTATATTTAATAAGGGTGGGATAGCCTTTCCTTGTTGCCCTGATGTAGCTGAAAAACTAGGTATTGGTTCTATTGAACGGCTTTCTGTCTATCAATTATTTAATGCTTTACCCGTTAAATGGCTAAGACAAGATCTTAAAACAGGTGAGGCATTCAAGCGAAATACTTGCAAAAATTGTTCGTCATTTGAATCATACAAAAACTATAAACCCGTCTGGAACTCATAATGGAAACTGCAATTGTAATATGCACTAGACTTGAATCTAGTAGAATACCGAATAAGGCCATTAAAAAAATCAATGGTGTTCCAGTGATTGAGCATCTTGTCCGTAGGCTTTTAAAGTCTAAACTCCCAATAGTAATAGCCACGCCATTTGGCCAAAGAGCTACATTCCAAGAGATATTAAAAGAATATGATGTGAAATATTTTGAAGGGTATTGTTTGGACCCGCTGGCTAGGCTTTCGGCTGTTGCACTCAGCTATGAATGCTATAAAATTAAAAATGTAATACGGGTAACTCATGATAAAATATTTATTGACCATCTAGATTTGATTAAAGCTTTAGAACTATTTGAAGGTGGTAGTTATGATTATCTATATGGTTCTGAATTTATTCCAGGTTGTGGTTTTGAAATATTTAGTAGCGGATCTCTAAAATATGCTGCACATTTGTACAATAAAGTTGAACATGTTTCTTATGCAATTAGATGTGTTGTAGATGAAAATAAAACTATAAATTACAAGCCACGTACAACGGCTAGAGACGTTAGACTATTAATAGACTTTCCAGAAGATATTGAAGTAATGACCACACTTCTATCTGTGCTAGGGAATGATTGCTCATTAAATAAAGTACTTACATTTATGTCTGCTAATAGTTGGTTAAGTGGAATAAATAGAATGCCAATAGTAACTATTTACACTTGTGCCTATAACGCCGATTCATGGATTAATGCGGCAATGGATTCCGTACTAGCTCAAACCATTATGGGCCAATGTGAATATATTTTGATTGATGACCATTCCACTGATGACACAGCCTATTTTATGTCTAGAAATGCCGCCATGTACAAGAATGTAAAATACATTAGAAACGGTGAAAATATGGGCCTTGCTTCTAGTAGTAATGTGGCTTTAAAGGAAGCACGAGGACGGTACATTGTTCGGCTAGATGCTGACGACTATTTTACAAATAAATATTCATTGACTGACTTAATATTTGATATTGAAACTAAAGGTGTTGATGTTGTTTACCCTGATAATAACATACAAAAAGCTAAAGAGAATCACCATGTGGGCGGGGCCATTTTTAACACCAGTGCAATCAACCATTTAAAATTCACTGATAACCTAAGAAACTATGAAGGGCTAGACCTATTCACCAGGGCTAAAAGTCAACTGTCTATTGGGTATCTAGATAAAGAAATATACTTTTATCGCCAGCATAAAAAATCAATGAGTCGAACCAATCTTATAGAAAGGGCGGCTACCAAGGCACAGATTGAAGCGGGTTCATATTTATGATTCATGATGAAATAGACATAATTAAGCTTTATTCAGGCACCATTAGTGGGTTTGAGGATAACATTGCGTGGAATGCTTGGCTCACTAGGTGTCTGAATAATTTAGACTTGCAAGTCCTTGTTCAAGTCCGGCGCGGCTTACAAATGGGAATGAAAACAGCCGACAAGAAAAAGCTTACTAATGAATCAATTGTTAATACCTGGTGCCGTTGGATAGGCTCAATTGATAAGACCATTAGAAAGGTAGTTAAGGCACAAGACAGATTGCAAAACGATGGTGTGCACACTGCGAGCAAGTCAGGCCTTAAGGATAAGCGGACGCGTGATAGTGAATTAGAATTATTCTTAAGAAAGGAATCATATTAAATGTACTCAATGCGCAGAACGTGGGGGCCAAAGCCTAACTATCCAAATGTCAAAAAATACAAGCGTGACCCTGATCAAGAATTTATATTTGTAGCTGGGCCTTGCTCGGTAGAATCTGAGAGCCAAATCAAGTGGTGTGCAGAAAGGGCAAAGGCCGCTGGTGCGACTCATTTGCGTGGTGGAATTTTCAGGGCTGGAACTTATCCGAGTGGAAATCTAGGCTATGTCGATGAGACACTGATTAGGGCCTACCATGAAGCGGCTAGAGACAACGGGCTAAAGAATATTATTGAAGTACTAGACTATCGTATTGAAACCTTAGAAATGATTGAGGACTATTCAGATTGTTTTCAAGTAGGTGCAAGGCAAATGCAGAATTACACCTTGCTTGATATTCTTTCAAAATTTGACCGTGAAATATTCTTAAAGCGTGCTGTGGGTTCAACGCTAGATGAATGGCTTGGTTCGGCTGAATATCTTTGTAGTGGTAAAGCCAGACCTGTATTAATTGAACGTGGTTCTAGTTCATTTATTGACCATGTTCGGTGGGATTTAAGTTTAAGCATGATTCCAGCTATAAGCGAGATTTGCGAGTTACCAGTAATAGTTGATGCCTCACATGGTACAGGCCGTAGGGATTTAGTAGCGCCAATGACCTTGGCTGGCATCATGGCTGGTGCCGCTGGGTGCCTGGTAGAGTTCCACCCAGAGCCAAACCTTAGTCTATCCGATTCAGAGCAAGCACTTAGTGGGGATGAATTTACAGACCTAGCACGCTGCGTTTATCAAACCTTAAATCTAAGAACTTTATTTTAATTAAAGGGGAAAATATGAAAGCAAAGATTGATTGCCCAATTTGTCAGGCTAACGACTGGCAGAACGTGGATAAGTACAGAGATACAGCTAAAGACATGTGCATGTGTAATAAGTGTGGGTTTGTAGCCTATCCAAATAAGTGGGCAAATCCTGATGAAGCTAAAGCGTATTATAGAAAGGATTATAGAAAGCCACCTAACTATGGCAACGCTGTTACCGGCCAAAGAAAACTACAATACCATGCTGAGTTCTTAAAAGAAGTGTTTGAGGACTGGAACAAGTCCAAAAAGAAAAAGCCAGTGATAGGCGATGTAGGCGCGGCTTATGGCATATTCCTAAACTGGACTAGAAACAATTTTAAAGACGCAGACCTTTACGGTACTGAGTGGACCGATTCTTATAAACGCAACGCGTATTGGGAATACGGCATACGGCTTGAAGATGAACTGCCAAAGGACAAAAAATTTGATTTGATCATGAGTTACAAGGTAGCCGAGCACCAGATTTGGCCAGATAAGGAAATTAGAAACCTTGCCCTAGCTTTAAAAGAGGATGGTCTTTTATATATCTCAGTCCCACAGTGGTTTGAATTTGTCGGCCTATTCGGTGAGGGCGGATTTAATATTGAAGACTACTACCACCCGAACCATATAAACATGTGGTCCAGAAAGAACTTTGAAACTTTGCTTAAAAAGTGTGGCCTTGAAACTATCAAATTTGACAACTGGCTTTACAATGAGAGTTACATTTGCAAGCGAAATGATAAACTAATGGACGAAAGTCCAGAATATGATTCGCCAGAAGAGACTTTGCAGAACCTTCAAGCCATTAAGCTAGCGTCAGATTCGTTTCAAGAAAATGATTTTGCTAGCGCCATAAAACATTGGCCTTATTTTCCGGTTGCACACCAAAATAATTATGAAATGAATAGAGCCAAGGTTCACAATGAAGATCTGCAAGGTCAGGACCCATATCAGCTAGTAATGAATCAATACATTCTGCCAGCTATTAAGCAGTGCCCACACCATATTGAACCGCTTGTATTAGCTGGTGACATTTCAATGCGCTATGGAAAGCACCCAGAAGCTTTAAAGTTCTTTGAACAATGTCTAGCTAAAAAGCCAAACAGCGCCGCAGTACTAGGTGCAATGAGCCATTGCTTAAGACAAATGGCGGACAAGTCAAATGACCCGGCTGAAAAAGAACACTTAATAAGTGAGGCTAGAGAAATGATGCGGTACTTAAAACAAATTGACATGAGTATTGTTGGCGATGCGACTACATGGATTTATCAAGACAACGCGAACTTACCAATTCCGGTTGCAAAATAATGTTCCACGTGGAACATTATCAAAGATGATTTATTTTGGGGTTCCAGAGATGGACCCCGTTTTTCTCCCATCCCATTGCTTTTATGCACCTCAAATAAACCGGATATTTCGCACAAAATAATTGCCAGCCTATTTGACCCCACTCTGTATGATGGGCTATGCAAAGCGGCGTCAGATTAAAAGTTAGATCAGGACCCCCGCTTCCTTTAGTCTTGATATGACTTGGCGTAGCTTTGTGATTACAAAGTAAGCACTTCATATTGTGGTAGGTCTTCAATAGTTCTTTATCTACAATTCGTTTTGGTTTCATTTAATCCTATAAATTTCATTCATAATATCGGCCTGTTTTAGCCAGTTCTTTTCAGGACTTTCAGGTAAGAACTCAATAAAAGCTTTCATATCTTTAGGGAAGCACGTACCACCATAGCCAAATTTTCCGTCTGGACCTGGTACTTGTGTATGATTTTTTCCAACATAGCCAGACAAGTGAACTATTTCTAGCATTGATTCATAATCAACATCATTTTTGACACATATATTTCTAGCCATATTAAAGAAATTAACCTTCATAGCACCATGGCAATTGTGTATGTATTTCCCTAGCTCGCATTCTATATTGGGTTTGATCAGGTAGGCTTTGCGTTTATTTAATACTCTAGCGGCAGCATTTGCAATTATGGCCTTTGCCTCTAGATGTGGGTAACCGAGTACAAGCTTCATTCTGTTCATATCAGTATCGCGGCTACGCTCTGTTAAAAATTCAGGTGCATGACATACCATTTTTTTGTACTTAAGAAATAGTTTGTCACAAGTTCCAGGTAAGACAGTAGACCGGACGAATATAACAGCACCAGGGGGGCACCGCTTAACGCTTTCCTCTAGAATGCTAATGTCTTGACCACCTTCAATTGTAGGCACTGGCACAGCTATAAAGCACACCTCACAGCTTGATAGGTCATCATTAAAGCCTAATGCTGGGTCGTAAATATTAATATGATTTTTGGTGTTTTCTTTGAGCCATTTACTTAATGACCCGCCCACTACACCATTACCAATTATTCCTACCTCAATGCCATTTGTAACCCGCATAGACTTTCCTTTCCTTAAGTTTATTTCCACACAGCCTACATTATATACATAAGGTCCTAGAACATCTTTTTTAAATCCTTCTAAAATATTCTAGCTTGGCGCGTGATTCTTAACCTTGCTCTTGTCTGGCATCGCTTCCATAACTCCCACAAATTCGTCATACTGACTTTTATTTAATTTTGAGGCGCTATCAAATCCATATCTATCAAAGATTGATTTTTCTACTTGCTTTTTACTTAGCTCCCTACTGATAGAAATAGCCCACAGCCGTTTGATCTGCGCGGGTGACACTGTTCCGCCATTGCCGCCCACTGGTGTGCAAGGTTCTTGTTCTGGTTGTTCCGCTTGTGCTGTTTTCTCTGGTCCGTCATCTGGGTCTTTTTGTTCAGTTGGTATCATAAAGGTATGCAATAGAAGTTGTTTGTGAACCATAGCATCAACTTGGCTTGAACTCTTATCGCCAAAATCTAAAGATTCACCAGGGCATTGAGTAACAAATGTTGACCCATCCTCTGCATAGAAAGTAAACTCCCAAAGCTGCACTCTGTGATGACCCTTAGTACCTGTTTTACTAGTAACATGCGTCACATCTTCATTCATTAATTTACGACTGATGATAATACCATGTTCTGCCATAAGTGGTTGAACCATATTGTAAACATCATAAATATTTCTAGCTTTAAACCGCTGCATATTTTTCATTTTAACAGCCTTTAGACCTTGGCTTACTTTAGCTAATTGCTTAAATATGAACGTGTCAGACATTTTTATTTCCCCTTGTTCACATAAGATCTAAGAGTATGGCCTTCAAGTATCCGCGCACCTGGAATCTCAACACCATTATTTAACCCCAATAGAATATTTTCTTTATCAGGCACAAAAGTTTCAACCCTAGTATAATATTTGTCGGCAAGCACTTCCTCATTGAGTTCAAGTTTTGGCTTACTACTACTAAGCTTAAATCGGTAGCTGTTGCCCTTCATTTCATCAGTATCGAGTGAAAGCATTGCCACCTTGATGTTATCCTTCAAAGCCTTTTCAGCACCACCTAGAGACTTAGCAATCTTTGCACAATCTGCCGCTTTCTTTTTCCAATACCCTTGTTGTAAAACTAGCTGTTCCATAATGATCTTATATGAATCAACCTTCACAGCTAAAGCCTGTTCACTGACTTGCAATTCACCTTCCATGAATTCGCTTATTTCTCCATCATTTTCTAGAATGTTATTTATTAGTTCACTAGCATGAGTAACTAGCGCCGGTAGACTTTCATTAGCCATATATAGATACCTCCTATTAGTATATGATCACTAATGTATAGTATCTTTACACAGTACATTCAATTGATAGCTTAAATTTTAATGAATAAAAAAAGAATGAACCATGTTCACATATTGGGTGGATAAGTGAGAGCATGGTCCATTAAACGGGATGAAAGAACTGCTTGTGCAGCAGTAAAACAGCATACCAGGTGCCGAGGTTTTAACCGGGTCCATCAACCAATGTGATACTCCCTGATACACTATAAAACAGCGTATAGTATCTATACAGAAATAAATCAACATTTATTTTTTTATTAGCCATTATTTGTAATTAAGGGCGTAGCCGTAGGACTTTAGCCTGTAATTTATGAAAAAGACAAAAAAAACCCAAAGCCTTTGAAAGCAATGGGTTTATATCGTATAAAATTTTCAGCAAAAAAAACATTTACGATAATGTC